GTGCTGGCCGTTCTCCAACTGCCACCACGGGAGGGAGTCCCCGCTCCTTGACGATGCGGGAATCTCCTATCCTTCAACACTGGCCGGTGCGGTACAGTGTTCAAGGGAAGCATGCTTGACGGTATCTCCGTTAATGCATACTTTGTTCGTCGACACCCGTTAATGGATGCCTTCGAGATATGTTCGCGCCTCCTCACAGAGACGCGACCATCTAGTTCATATTCCTCCAGATTGGAGAGAACATGAGCTACCGACCCAGTGTCGACGAGAAACTCGCGCACCGGATCGTTTCTTTCTCTCTGAGGTATTCTACCTTGGAGAGTAAGTAAGGCCTTTTCCCGGTCTTTCACTGGGTCTAGGCCTGCATCCCTCATTCCGAGTATATACGGAACCGGGTGCAGTCTTTCTACTTGCGTATTGCAAGTATTAGACATTTGGTTTGCCAGACGTTTGTCTGACGAAACCAAGACAACACGGGCGCTCCTTTGGTGGAGGCCCGTGGTGAGACGAAGGCACAGCTCTATCAGACCTGTGTCATCGTTTACCCACTCGGGATCTTTCATGATCTCGGTGAGTATTACATCGCGCTTGAGGGGTTTCCCCTCCTCACGATGTTCGAGCAGCCGGCGAAAGAGACTTTCAGCCCACTGCTCCATCGACGTGCTGATCTCGTAGAGACCAACCTTCGTCGTTGTCACCACCCTGGAGATTTTATCTCCAGGCATGGGATGGAGGACAAGGCTTCCAACTTTGAAAGTCTGTTCCTCACTGACGTCTTCACGGGAATGTAAATCCTCCGTGATCGTCAGGTCTTCGATGCTGAAGTTTTCAAACTTCGCACCGGAGCTGATCCACTGAGCATCATATAATGTGAACTCAGGTGATCCGGACGTTAATGTAATATGCTCATCACTTTGCATTAACGTCTCAACATCCTTCCAGGTTGCTTTCCTGGATAGGAGGTTAGCAAATGCAGTATTCGCGTTAAGCGCATACCCAAATGCCTTCCTAAGAGCTGTTTTTCGTAACAGCTCCTCAGAAACGAACCTCTCTGTCGGTAATCTTGACAGAAGGCGCGCACGAATGGTTTTTGAATATTCCCATTCGCGAACCGCAACGCTCCTCGTAACGAGGTGTTTTGTGCGGACAAGCCGGTTCAATGCAGCATTGAACCGGTTTGCACCTCCCGGCGACTCTATTAGAGGCGTCGGGAGTCTCTCCAGCTGTACATCTTTAAAACTGTACTTCGGAGCGAATATCATGTTGGAATAAGTTCCATGTAGATATTCTTGCTTGTCACTCAGCATTCTGCAGAGTACAGGCATCGTGGCTTTGGACCTGGAAAGTTCCGAAAGACACGCGTAGAGCTCACGGGTCGCTGACCCATAAACTCTGTTACATCTCCCACTCTTGTATGCAAGGGTGTAGAGATATAGGTTCTCGGGGTTGTCAAACAACGGCCGAGAACCAGACCCACCCATCAACCTCGGGAGGTATTTTGGGTCGGAATTCATACTGGACCGGAGCATCCCGTCCTGTATGAAACTTGCGAGGTTTAAAACTCGCAACATACTTGTCCTCGGTGTTCGCATCCGAGAGGCAAGCATGGCGGCCTTTCCTGAACTAGTTGAGGAATGTCCGCCGTCTCCCTTCGAAGCATCGATGATGATCCGTAAGGGGGGTGAATCAACAAATCCGAGTTCATCGAAGTTGTTGTTCTTCCGACAGAAATCAAAGGTTTCCGTGATATCTGTCGGCACTCCATTTGTAATTTCGCAGAAATTCCAAATGGTAGAAGATATGCAGGTATCCTCGTCAGATGTCTGCATATGTAAGACTTGCTCCTGGACAATCAATCCAAGAGCTAGCCTATAGGCGTCGCGACTCGCGTCCGTGCGGTCGTCGCCTACTTCCATCCCGAATACTGTTACAGTATCCCTGATGGTCTTCGGCAGTCCCCACTCATCACAGAGTGACTCCGCCGATCTAAGCATCTGTAGGACCTCAAATCCTTCAATGCTTTGACCATGTGATGTTGACTCGATATCAACATCCATGGGATTCCATGCGGTCTCGTCCGAGGACTCATCGCATAGAGATGAAAAATAGTTGTGTATCGCAATATTTTTCGTACCTATTTTGCTCATCATTTTGAG